GTTCCCAACCCAGGCAAAAGGTTATATTCCGATCTAGTCACCACGAAAAACGTGGGTGGCAAGAAAGGATTTGACCGGCAGCTAGGGGCAATCGCGGGGTGTGGGCTGGCCTGTTCAAGCGGAATTCCGATTTTCCAGGAATTTTACGCGTGGATGGGAACCGACGTGAAAACGTGGGTACCTGACTCTAACTCGTATTACCACAAGTACCGGCAAGAGCTTATTAGGGGTATGGAGTATAGGTATGAAGAGGTCAAGTTCGAGACCCGCATATCATTCTACTTAGCGTTCGGAATTACCCCCGCGGAACAAATGGCGTTAGAGCAAGGTTTTACTACCAAAGCTCCGCCAACTTTCGCCCGCATATGCGATAGCCCACCAAAGTACCTAACGACATTACAGACGATTTGTCCACCATTGAAAGACTCAATGCCGATTTTGTCGGCGTTGTGTTAATCAGCCATAACGGTAGACGTTGGAGTGTACGCATGACAGCGCTAAGACTTGAAAGTCGCTGTCCTATTGATTACGGAGATATTTATTACAATGCATGGTAGTATGAAAAATCGACGCTTAGGGCTAGCACGAAAGTGCGACGAGGGAGTGGTATTTACCACAGGTTACTTTTTCAAGTGCCCTCGCTAAAAGAATAGGTTTGAAATTGATCATGCTAGGTATACGTGTACTGGGAAAACCGTATATTCGAATAATATTTTCCACTAACAACAGAAGAAAAACCGGCGGACGTAGTAAACCCGCCAAACAACAACAACAACAACAACGACATCCTCTCAGAAACCGACCTCGACAGACGAGTAACGGTAACCGAGCGGCAGAGATTACTGGAGTATCGAACGGCCTTCGTGTTCGCCATACTGAGTATATCACTGGCATTAGTCAGTTTAATTCTGGCTATATTGTCAATGGTATCCAAGTAGGAACGAACATAGCTTTGCGCATAAACCCCGGGGACGGACAAACATTCCCGTGGTTGAGCAAACTCTCAAGGAACTTCGATCGCTATACCATTAGAGCATTCTCTGTCGAATACCAGCCAACGGTAGGATTCAGCTCATCTGGGGGTATTGCCCTATCATGTGAGTATGACCCAGCCAACCCATTGCCAATCAGCTTAGCTGAATTCCTTAACAAGCCTAGTAGTGTTAAGGGGCAGGTTGCGTCATACGTCTCGCTGCGGTGCAAATTCCAGCAAAAGGAAATGCATCTGCGCCACAGACATGCCTTAACACATGATGAATCTGAAATCCGCCATGCTGACGCTGGTATAATATACTGTATCTTGTATAACATTGGAAGCATAGTAGATTTTGACTACGGCGAATTGAAAATATCATATGACATAGTACTTTCACGTCCCACATTGACCACAACCACAGTGAAGAGTCACATGGCCATGAATAACGCGATTAGTTATAACGCGGGGGCCACCGTGTTTCATCCTGCGCTGGGAAATGTGTCAGATGATAAAGAGTATTTCGGCGTGTCGGGATCCACCCTAGGGGTGCAGACATCTCACAATAAAGACCTGACTAATGGTGGTTTTCCTGTGGAGTCAACACGACTTCACTTTGAAGAACCATTCACGGGAAGGCTCCATTTCCATACAGGGAGCCTCACAGGTAGTGGGTTTGTCACTCCACCGGGTCTTGTCGAACCAGACGTGCTAGTAAAACCAGCCACTGACCAAACCGTTAATGCAATCACCTCAGTTGTGAAAACTTTTGGTGACATCGCTAATGGTGTATCGGTGATTTGGAATATAGTAGCCAAAGCTGGAGACGTAATTGACCTTGCACTAGACCAAGTGGGTGCATATGTTGCAGATGGTGCAACATTAGAATTGGCAGAAATGGCTGCCCCATTGTTACTCGGGTTGTAACTAACCAATATATGCCAAAAACAAATAAAATAATAATAATAGTA